CCAGAAAAACGGTTTTGATTCTTTGAATGATTCTGTACATGGGTCAAAAACCCTGTTCTCAACAAAGGAGGTTGCTGAGATTTTCGAGGTTTCCCGAAGCACTGTGCAGGGTTGGGGTATAGTTCCGAAGGGCCGGAAAGGCCGCGCTGATCTATATTCTATATCTGACATAATAAAGCTGAGATTGAAAGAGGGTGATAGCGGGCTTATAGATGAGAGAAAAGAGAAGGCGAAAAAGGCGAAATATGACGCTGAATCAGCCAGAATGGATTTACTATTAAGACAGGGAAAAATGGTTTTTGTTGCGGATGTTCAAAAATTACTTGATGATTATACAATAACTTTAAGAAACAACATGCTTTCTATCCCGGCCAAGGTTAGCCCGGAGCTTGAAAAAAAAGACTCAAGAAAGATATTTAAAATACTGACAAAAGAGGTAAAAAATGCCCTTAATGAAGCTGCGGAAATCCTCAGCAAAGAAACTAAAACCTCCTAAAAATTTAAGGGGTTCTGAGTGGGCTCTTGAAAATGCCTGGTTCAGCGCCGAGGATACTGTAACAAAGCAGAAATATTCGTATAGTAGGTTCCCATATCAGAGGGAAATACTGGACGCCATGACAGACCCTGCTATTGAAAGGGTTGTGGTGAAGTCCAGTAGCCAAATCGGTAAAACTATTATGCAGAGGTGCACACAGGGGTTTTTTATTGATCAGGAACCCTCCCCCATGCTTATGATACAACCAACGTTAACAATGGCGGAGGCGTATAGTAAAGATAGATTGGCTCCTTTTATCCGGGATACCCCGGCTTTATGCGACAAGATAAAAGACCCACGGGCCCGAGATAGCGGGAACACCCTGCTACATAAGAGGTTCCCCGGCGGTCACATAACTATGGCGGGGGCAAATAGCCCGGCGTCTCTGGCGTCAAGGCCTATAAGGGTAGTATTTTTTGATGAGGTTGATAGATACCCGCTAAGTGCGGGAACAGAGGGGGACCCTCTGGAATTAGGGGTGGCCCGCACCCGTCGTTTCTGGAACAGGAAAATTATAATAGTTTCCACCCCCACTATTACAGGTATTTCCCGTATTGATTTTGAATTTGATAAATCAGATAAAAGGTTTTTTAGTGTTCCGTGCCCCTCCTGTAATCATGAGCAGGTTTTAATTTTTAAAAACTTGAAATGGAATTATGACAAGAAAAAGGATAGGTTTAAATCGGTATATTATGAGTGTGAGAATTGTTCACATGCTATAGGGGAGATAGAAAAAATAGATATGATAAGAAAAGGCCGTTTCATAAAAACTCAGAACAGCTTAATTGTGGGTTTTCATGTGTCAGAATTGTATATCCTGGATACTACATGGGAGGAGCTTATAAGAGATTTTCTGAAATCAAAAGACCGGCGGGAATTATTACAGGTTTTCATAAATACCCGGTTGGGGGAAACATTTGATGATTACGGGGAGGCCCCCGACTATAAACACATAATGCTAAGAGCCAACGAACACAATAGAAACGAGATAGATGAAAGGGTTATATTTCTGACAGCGGCGGTTGATGTTCAGAATGATAGAATTGAATATGAGGTCAGGGGATGGGGGCGAAATTTAGAGAGCTGGTCTATTGATTATCAGGTTGAAATGGGGGACACAGCGGACCAGAAAGTTTTTTCGAAGTTAGACGAGCTCTTACAAAAAACCTGGCTGCACCCAAAGGGGGCACTGTTAAAAATAGCGGGGTTGGGAATAGATACCGGGGGAAAAAATACACAATCCGTGTACGCTTGGTGTAGACGTAAGCAACCAGAAAAAGTTTTCCCCTTAAAAGGCATGGCCCTTGATAACCCCGTAGGTATTCCAAAGGCGGTAGACGTGACCTATAAGGGTAAAAAGATTCAACGGGGGCTGAAGGTCTGGGGGGTTGGTAGTTCGATATTAAAAAGTGAATTATACAATAATTTAAGATTGCAGGTAAACAGTGAAGACACTGGTTTTCCCTCTGGTTTTATACATTTTCCTGCTTATGATGAGGATTATTTTAAGCAGCTAACCGCCGAGGTATTAAACGTCAAAATAGTCAAGGGGCGTAAACGCATGGAGTGGGAACAAATCAGGAAAAGAAATGAAGCGCTTGATATAGCAGTATACAACAGAGCGGCCTCTATAATTCTGGGTATAGACAGAATGTCTCCGGCGGCCTGGGATAAGGCGGAAAAATCTTTACTGGTTGATACCAGGACTGAACCGGAGAAACCAATTAAAAAAGAGACGGATAGCAGGCAAAGGCTAAAGGGGAGAAGGCGCACTATTTCCCCGGGTTTAAAGCGTTGATTTTTTATGTTTTTATGTTTTTTTAGTTGACAAACTGGATTGTTTTTATAGGGTGTTTTAAGCAGGGGGTAAAAATGAAAATAGAAACAAGTATATTAAAAAAAACATTGAATGCTATAGCCAGTGTTCCGAATACGGGTAAAAATACAGACAGTCTCTCTTTTGTAGAGATTAGTGCTGTGAATAAAACTCTGATTATTCGGGCGACCGATTTGGAGCAGGTTGTCGAAGTTAAAATTCCGGCAGACACTGAGGGATCATTCAGAACAACAGTTCATTTTTCTGAGCTGAAAAAAGCTATTAGTAAGGTAAAAAACCCTACAGTAGACGTGACTGTTAATGCGGGAAATTTATTGATAAAACATAAAGTTTTAGTCAGTTTAAATAATCCTGTAAACGGTAGTGAGTCCTATACCCAGCTTGATTATACTATAAAGGAAGCGGATAACTATAGTACTGTTCGCAATTTGGATTACATGATTAATCAAGTAAAGTATTGTGTTAGCACAGAAAATAATTATTATACTTATAATGGTATTTTCTTTGACGAAAAGGTTCTGGTAGCTACGGACGGTTGCAGACTGGCTAAGATTGATAGCCGGGATAAATTAATAAATCAGGATGAGGGTATAATAGTTCATAACAGAACTATTAAATTATTTCAGGATCTACTTAAAGTTTTTAGTTCAGAAACTACAGACATCGGGATTAATGAAAAGGATGTTATTTTTGAGACATCTGATTTTTCAATTGTTTCGAAATGTCTGGACGGTAAATTTCCTGATTGGTCAAAAGTTATTCCTACGATAGATTGCGAAGCTTCTTTCGTTGCTGATAGAAAGGATTTACTGGAAGTTTTTGATATTTTTAAGACTTCCACGAAAAGCCCTTCCTATCAGGTTATAGCTACGGTAGAGAATGATGATTTGACATTTTCAACTTGTGAAAAAGATGATTATAAAGCAAAAGTAGAATATAGTTTGAAGCTTGATAAACATAATGGCGGTTTTAGAGCCGGGGTTAATTCTAGTTATGTTTTTGACTTTTTGAAAAACCTTGATGCTGAGAAGATTGAAATAAAAATGTATGGTGATAGAAAACCTTTTATTATAAAAACCAGTAATAAAGGTTTTGTAGGTTTAGTTATGCCAATAAAAATTTAGTATTATGGAAAAAAGGGGGTATTAAATGAATAACTGGGAAGAATATAAATTTTTAATTGGAACAAATAGAAACGTATTATTACGGGGTAAGGTGGATAATGAATTGTACATATCGAACAGACTAAAAGGAGGTTACGGCAAACCGCAAAAATTAAATAAAATACTTAATTTTATAAACTACAATCACGCCGGGGCGGAATTAAGAATTGTAAGACAATAGTATGATTGAGAGATTAAAAACTAAAGCGCGTAAAAACAGAATAAAACGGGGAAAGGCGTATAAGCGCGGGGAGGCTTCGGCGCGTAAAGAATACAGTATAAAACTGAAAAACTACAGAAATACCTGGGATATAGAAATAAGAGAACTAAGAAAAAATACGGCACGCCACCTGAAAGAAATAAGGTTAGCATATAAAATTAAAGAAGAAAATTTTATAAAAGCAAAAAAGGGTTTGTCTTCTGCTATAACTTACTGGGCACAGCAGGGGGAAGCCGTTAAGGCTATGAACAGTAAAACATATTCTTTGTTGTGTGAATACGACGAGACTATATCAGAACTTTTGAAAAAGTCTGGAAAATTAACAGTGCTTAAAATAAAATTAAAAGAAAACATATCCAGTTTATATGATAAAATTGAAAAAATAATGAGAGATGAACCCAATTTTATAAATTAATAAACCGGAAAATACCTTAATTTTTATTGACAATAATTATGATGTCGCTGTATACTGCATATTGTGACAATTGCTGAATTGACAGAAATCAGAGACACTTTAAAAACCGCTTACCTGGCCGCCATATCTGGAAAAAGCTATTCCCTGAACCTGGGCGGAACGTCCCGGACTATAGGCAGACAGGATATTAAGGAATTGAGGTCACAACTAAGGGCCGCTGAGGTTGATTTACAGCAAGCGCAAGCGGGGCGGGGTATACCAACAAAGTTTATAGCGCCCGTTTTTAAATAATGCCATCTTTTTTTACAACATTAAAACAAAAAGTGTCCGGGTATTTGCGGCCCGGTACGGGATACAGTGCGGCTTTTCGATTTATACGAAGATTAAAAAACTGGAAAACGTCACAGGGGAGCCCGGATGGTGAGGTATTATTAGACCTCCCTACATTAAGACAACGTTCAAGAGATTTGTATAAAAATAATGCTATAGGTCGCGGGGCTATCCGCCTTCTGGTAAGCGACGTTATAGGTCGCGGCTTAAAATTGCAGTCCTCTATTGACAGGGCAGTTATAGGACAGCATAATGGATGGACAGCGGAAGAGACCGAAATTTTTTGTAATGGGCTGGAACCGGACATAGAACGTAAATTTAAGTGGTGGGCGGAATCGACGGAAGCGGACGCCCGGGGACAGATGAATTTTTATGAAATTACATCCCTGGTTTTTAATAGTATACTCCAAAGCGGGGAGGTTTTTATAAGTTTACCCCTTCGAAAATTTATAAATGCGCCTTTCCGTGTCCGGGTTGGGCTTATAGAAGCGGATCAGGTTTCTAACCCGTTGGGCTACGCTAATAGTCGGGTAAACAGAGATGGGGTAGTAACTACAGAAGAGGGGATCGCTCTGGGCTATTGGGTCAATAAAAATCAAGAAATATACCCAGAAGATTATGAATATGTTCCCAGATACGGGGAAAAATCGGGGCGCCCCCTTCTATTACACCTATATAAAGCGGACAGGCCCGGGCAGTCCCGGGGGGTCCCGCTATTGTCCCCAGTGATTGAGGTCATTAAGAATCTTGATGAATACAAAAAAAGCGAGCTTGATGCCGCCGTTATTTCCAGTTTTTTTTCAGTTTTTATAAAATCTGACAATCCCAATGCCCTTGATGGTAATGGTATAATCGGACAGTTCGGTGACCAACCGGACAGCGAAATAGAAGAGCAGGGCCAGGATTATAATCTGGCCCCCGGCGCTATAATGCAGCTTTTACCCGGAGAGGATATAGTAACGGCTAACCCCGCAAGACCGAACACTAGCTATGAGGGTTTTGTTGTGTCTCTTATGAGGGAAACAGGGATGGCTCTGGGAATTCCTTATGAAATGCTTATAAGGCATTTTACTTCTTCTTACTCAGCTTCCCGGGCGGCCCGGGTAGAATTTGAGAAAGAAATAAAAGTATGGCGGGAATGGATAAAATTAAGGTTTTGCCTTCCTGTGTATAGGGAATGGTTTATTGAAGAGGTTATATCTGGAAGGATTCAGGCCCCGGGGTTTTTCGAGTCTCAGGAAGTACAAATGGCTTATCTGGCTAGTTCATGGTCCGGGGAAGCTATGGGACAGATTGAGCCGCTTAAAGAGGTGGATGCCGCTATAAAAAGGGTTAATGAGGGATTCAGCACACGAACAGAAGAAGCGGCGGCAATGATGGGCAATGACTACACAACTAATTTGCAGATATTACGCAGAGAGAAAGACACGCGGGATAAATTGGGCCTACAGTCTCCCGATGAGATAGATAAAGAAGCGAGCGCAGAGCCGGAAATTGACTTAAAAAATCTTGACTAAAATTGAAAATATAAAATAGTGTGGTATATGACCCTTTTTGATACACCTTTTCTCATTAA